GAGGTCCTGCCGCCCGCGAAGGTGCAGCTTGAGTTCCGCGAGCCCGTCATGCCGGCGGACCCGCTCCACGATGCGCAGGCGCTTGAGCTTCAGCAGACGCTGGGCCTTATCGGCAAGGTCCGGGCGCGCGCGAAGATGGACGGCATCAGCGTCGACGAGGCACTTCAGCGCATGATGGCGGATGCCGAGATGGACGCGCGTCTTGAGCCGCAGGTGGTCGAGACCATGCCTGGCGAAGTGGTCGAGATTGACGCGGTGACGCCGGCCGCTGACGTCGCAGCGGCGCCGGTTGAAGACGTGGCGCAGACGGCTTTGAACGGCGCGCAGGTCGCGTCCATGCAAGAGATTATCATCGCGGTGTCGTCGCGCCAGTTGCCCGAAGAGGCGGCCATCATCCTGCTTCGCTCGGCGTTCCCGATGGTGCCAGACGCAGACATCCGCGCGATGGTTGGCTCGGCTGCGTCGTTCACGCCAACGGCACCCGCAACGCCTGCGACAGGGGTCGCCGATGTTGGGCTATGACGTCCAGCTGAAGGGATTCAACCGGCTCGACGAGTTGTCGGCTCGGTTGATCGTGCCGCTGCGTGATGCGGCCGTGGTGCTGGCCAACGCGATCAAGACGCGCGTGCGCAACGGCGTGTCGCCGACGGGTGGCCAGTGGACGCCGCTAGGCGAGTACTCGACGACCGGGCGAAGCAAGGACGACAAGAACCGCTGGTGGGTCGCGCCTGGACAACCGCAGCCGGCGGGCTATGAACGCAAGGTGCAACAGGGCCAGTGGCAAGGCTGGGTCGTCTACGAGAACTACGGGCGGTATCTTGAGCTGCTGCCGAACGGCAAGCGTCGCGACTGGGACAAGACCGGGCGTCTTTGGGCCTCGCTCGGCGTGCGCGCCATGGCTGTCAACCGGGTCAAGATTAGCTTCTACGGGTCGCGCGGCAAGGGCAACCCGCAAGCCTCTATCGCCTACCTCGCCGGTCGGAACGAGCGCGTCAGCGTTTTGCAATACAACGAGCCGGAGCGCGCGGCCTTTGTCGAGGCCATCAAGGCGGACATCGACGACGAGTTCGCCAAGCGCATCGGCGAGCAGGTCGAAGCGGGTCGGGTGGCACGTCGGGCGCGCAGTGCAGCCCGTCGGTCCTCGCGGTTGTTGGGAGGTTAACTGTGGACGAGTTCCAGGAAAACGTTGATAAGCTTGGCATCCTCTCGGATGAAATCATTGCCTTGATGCCGGCCGAGCCCGGGTCGGAGCTCGAGGCCAAGGTGGCCGAGCTGCTCGCGCGGCTGGTCCAGCATCTCGAGTACATGGACGAGACGGGCGACGAAGACGTTGAAGAAGAGGCGCCGGAGCTCGAAGTGGAGCTTGAGGCGGAAGCGGCTGACGAAGCCTGACAAGAGGAGGGGAGACGATGGGACTCAAGGACCAGCTCGCTGCATTGCGGGCACAGCAGAAGGCAAAGCAGGCGCAGCGGGCCGCGAACCCGCCGGCGCCTGCCAAGCCTGTCGCGAAGGCGGCGACCAGTAAGGGGCCAAGCGAGGCAGAGCTGCGCGCGGCCGAACTTGAGCGCCAGATGGCAGAGCTAAGGTCACAGCAGAGCGCGTGGCTTGACCAGCAGCGACAGGCGCTGGCGGTTGCGCAGCGCGAAGAGGTCGTCGGGTACCTGACGAGGGCAGGCGCGCGCGTCAACCCGTCGCTCCTGGCGCAGGTCGCGCCGGCGGTTGACCCGCGAACGCCTGAGGGTCGCAAGGCGCTCGAAGAGTTCCGGTCGCAGAACGCGGACATCTTCGCGGCGGCGCCTCGTCCTGCAGGCGACATCACGGCCGGCGTGGTGGACCGCATCGACAAGACGGCTAAGGGCAAGGGCCAGAAGGGCATGGAAACGCGGAAGGTGTTTGACACTGACCTTGTGCGCAAGACCATCGCCAAGAACCTTGGAGGGGAGCCCGTATGAGTTACGACCTCGAGAAGCTGGTCGCGGAGCAGCGGGCAACGGCCGAGCGGTTCATGCGCGACCTTGAAGACATCAGCCGCGCGGATGAAATCGGCATGTGGTTCGCGCCTCCCGGGCTTGAAACCATGCACTGGTTCCGCTGCGGCGCGCGTCACGGTGACGGCTCGATGCCTCCGCACGTGGCGCGGCTGTATCACAAGCACAAGGCCATGGGCGCGCAAGACGTGCCGACGGGCGTCGAGATGCGTCCTCCGCTCGGGTTCGAGCGCGACGGCAAGCTCGGCGTCTACGTGTGGTATCATCCGGACACGTGGCACACCATCCAGACCGTCAAGCGTCGCATGGCGCAGAAGAAGCCAAGCACGGCGGACTTGCTTCAGCGGGACCTCGGACCGGGTGTGGAACTGACGGTCCAGAAGGGATACGATAAGCCAAGGCGCGGAAGTCGTTGACGATTCCGCGCGGCATTTGCGCGCGTCACAGACTTTTGCCGTAATGCACGGGCACCGGCGCTGGCCGGGGTTCACTTCACGGAGGACACTCAATGGCCAAGCCTGCAAATCTCTTTGTGCCGGCGTCGTTCACGGCCTGCACCAACTCGACCTCTGAGGTCGTGATGGGCACCGTGACGATTCCGGCTTTCTTCCTGCGCTCGCCGTACAAGCTCGGAATCAGCTACTCGGTCCAGACGCCGTCGACCAACTCGACCGACACCTTCGTTCCGAAGGTTAAGGTCAACGCCATCGTCGCGGCCTCGCTGCCAGCGCACGACGTCGTCAACAACGAGGTCATCGACGGACAGGCCGAAGGCATGTTCAAGGACGGCAAGCTGCACGTGCGCTCGCTGTCGGCGACTTCGGCTGGCGCGACTCTCGGCGGCGTTCACCTTGTCGACCAGACGGTGGACACCAACGCCGACGTCGTGATCACGCTCACTGGCCAGTGGTCGGTTGCCAACGCCGGCAACAACGCTGTCGCCAAAGAGTTCATCGTCTCGCTCCAGCCGCTCGACTGATAGGAGGGCATCCACATGGCGACCAACTTCAACAATACCAACGTCAAGCAGACTGTCGTTGAGCGGTTCTTTGAGGGCCTGTTCAGCGTGTCGGAGCAGTGGGCGCAGGCTTACGACTACCGTCGCAACGACATCGCGGACCTTCGCATCTCGCCGATTACGGGCGTGTCGTCCATCCCGAACTGGAACGGCGGCGACCTTCCCGTTCAGGAGCTCGAGGCTTTGACGCCGCAGCTCGTTCAGTACGAGAAGTTCGGCCTTCAGGTGCGCGTCGACAAGTACGATGCCAAGGACGTCCCTGAGTCGACCACGACCCTCCCGCAGCGCATCGGCGTGGCCACGGCCTCGACCTACGCGGCGAAGGCTGCCGAGGTTCTCGCGGGCGCGTTCTCGACCTCGACCACCTCGGTTGACGGGCTGGCGCTCTGCGCCAACAACCACGTCACCAAGATTGGCACGCGCTCGAACAAGCTGACGACCGGCCTCGACTCTGCGGCCATCATGGCGGCTATCGCGATGTTCCGTCGCTGGCGGGATTATCAGGGTCTTCCTCGCGACGTTGTCGCCGAGGGTGGGTTCTACCTCATCATTCCGCCCGACCTCGAGGAGGCAGCCGGTCAGGCTCTCGGCTCGTCGGTCACGTCGGACCAGATGCAGGTGAACATGGCCGGGTCTTACGGCATCGACACCATCGTGTGGAACCACCTTACCGACGCGGACAACTGGTTCCTTGTCAGCAAGGCTGGTAGCCCGCTTATCTTCTGGGAGCGTTCGGCGCCTGACCTTCAGGTGCAGATTGACGAGGACAGCAAGGCGGGCAAGTACTCGCTCGACTTCGCTATCAGCTCGGCCGTGTCGGCTCTGCCTGACGGCATCGTCGGTTCCGAGGTCTGAAGCCTGGCGCGTGTAAGGAGACGGCATGCGCTTTCTTCAGCAAGGTCAGAATGCCGCGGTTGAGTTCGCTCCACCGCGGCGCCCCGTGTCTGCGACGCTGGCTTTCGTGTCGCCGGCGGGTGTCTCGCTTTCGTCTCCAGCGGTGACGCTCGACCCGGCTTCGCGCACGATTGCCAGCGTCGGAGATTTCTCTTTGACGGTCGCGGCCGGTGCAGGCTCGATCGTCGCTGGGCGGTCCTATTGGATCGTCAACCCGGCGGAGGGAGCGGCGTTGCTGCGGCCTTCGTCGGTGGTCGGCAACGTTATCGGGTACTCCGATGCGCTTGCCGTCGCCGTCACGACGAGCAGCACGCTGGCGCCTGCGCGTCTGACGGCAACCATTCCTTCGAGCGCGCTGACGGTTCTCGGCCAGTGGTATCAACTTCGCTGGTCGGTGACGATGGCCGACGGTGAGGTCGTCAGCTACCTCGAGCCGGCGTGCGTTTGCCGCACGGTGTTCTTGCCACCGATGTCGCCGAGCATCGCGGCTCGCCATGCTGGCTATGCCTTCCCTGGCGTGGCTGCGGCGAAGCGCGCGGAGTACTGGGAAGGCGTGTCGGACAGGGCCTCGCGTCGCGTCATCCAGCGCGTGCTGTCGTCGGGCCGCATGCCGTACCTTGTCGGCGACCAGTCGCTGCTTGCCGACGCCGGCATGGCGGCTCTGCGTATCGAGCTCGCGCGCGACGGCCTTATCCCGCCCGGCTTCGATGGGACGACGTTCCTCGACCGGATGGAGCAGGAGCTGAAAGACCAGCTTGAGTTTTCGCTGGCGGGCACGTGGCACGATGACAACGACGACGGCAAGGTTGACGTCGCGGAGTTCGTCGGGCCCAAGACCATCAGGTTGAACCGGTCATGACGCGCGCGGCAACCATCAGGCGCGCCCTGGCTACGGCCATTGAGAGCGCCATTCCGGACGTTCGCGCGCACGCGGACGACCGGTTCCGTCACCTTGACGCGGGCAGCATCGACCCGGACTCGGCACCAGACCGCGTGTTCACCTTGACGCTGGCGGCACAGCCGGCGCGTATCGAGGTCAACAACTGCGACACGTGGCGCGTGGAGTACACGGTCACGTTCTTCTATGCGGCCATGCAGGCCGGCGTGGAAGACCGTATCGCGGCGGACGCCGAGCGGTTTTGGTCCAAGGCCGAGCGCTTGTTCGAGACCGCTGCCGGTGTCATGCGTGTCGACGTGGCGCCGGTCGGCTTGACCGAGGCTTCCCCGAGCGCGGTCACTTCGTCGTTCTCGGTCATCGTGATTTACAAGCTAGACGCGGCCGTCATCACGGCCTGAGGAGTTGTCATGTCGTACGGACCTACCAAGCTCGGGCGGATTTGGGTCAAGCAACAGGGCGCATGGGGGACGCACGCGACCTCGTTCGCCGACACGGACGCGATCGACGCGCAGGGCATGTTCATGCCTTCGGGCGTGTATGAGGCGCTCGGTCAGCCGACTCAGCGCCCTGTCTTCGGTGCCAGCGACAAGAAGGCCGGAAGCAAGGCCGGCGCGACTGCGCAGCTCACGTTCGTCCTGACCGACTGCGGCAACGCCAGTGCGGCGACGATCGAGCACAAGCTTATCGGCGACGCGCTTGGCACGCTTCAGACAATCACGGGCCTCGGGACGGCGCTGGCGGCCAGCAACGACACGACCATCAGCGTGACGGCGGCAAGCGGCACGGCAAATCAGATTGGCCAAGGCGCGCTTGCGACGCTCGCTATCGGCGGCCGTCGCATGACGTTCGTCAAGAACTTCGCGACCGGCGGTCCGACGGATGATTACACCGTCGTCGACCTTGGCACGGACCCGGATGGCGCGGTCTCGCGGACGGTCACTGCGGCCTTCACAACTGGCGGCCTTGCCAATCTTCCGTTCACGATGGAGTTCGCGACGGCTGGCGCCAACGGCGGGTTCCGCGCATGGGACGGTCGGGTCACGGCGTGCAACATCACGGCCAACGCCAAGGCGCAGGTCCTTGTCGCGGTGACGCTCCAGTTCCTGGACTGGGAATACGTCGACGCGCTGTCGGCTCCGGCGTTCAGTTTCCCGCGCACGCAGCTCGGGCCGGTGCTCAATAGCCACAGTTTCGACGAGACCAGCGGCGATTCGTTCTGCTTCGCAGAGCTTGCGGTGAACATCACGCAGACGCTGTCGGAAGCGCTGTGCTCAAGCTCTGAGCAGGGCGTGGCGCAGCTCGTGACGACTGACCGTCAGGTGGTCATCACGGAGCGGATGTTGACTTCTGACATTTACGCGGACCTTATCACGAACGGGACAATCGAGCCGGGGCAGGAACTGGCGCGCATGTGGGGTCTGAGCTCTAGCGGCTCCGCTGCCGGCTATCACGTGGCCTGCTACGGCCCGGCCATCCAGCTTCAGAGCACGTCGAAGCCGGTTGACCTTGGCGGCGTGTGGGGCCTTGAGCGCGTGTACGAGGTGCGCAACGTGGTCGCGGCTAGCGATGGCACGGCGGGCTCGTCTACGGTCAAGGGAACGGCCTTCCGTATCGCCTTCGGATAAGGTAGGCTGACCGCCTTCCCCAGGAGAGGAGACGCAAATGGGGCTTCAGCGGGTCAATACAGCTTATTTTGAGGTCGTGAACACGTCGGACCCTGACGTTTCGGGGTCCGACGGTCACGGCGAAAACGAATGGGTCGCGGTTTCTGACGCCATCGTGGGTCCGGACGCGACCCGTTTGCGCATCCGAGCCTTGACGCGGCGAGAAATCGACGGCGTTCCCTTCGGCGAGGACGGGAAGCTGCTTGGAATGCTGGTCGACTTGGGCGTTCACCCGGACGACAAGGCCATTGTCAGCGGTGCCGAGCCCATTCCGTGGCATTTTCAGCGCACATTGGGCGCCCTCATCTACCGGGTGTCAACCAACCCTTTCGGCCCGACGAAATAGCCGTCCTTCGGGTGGCTGCGGGCATCCATGAGCTCGCGCGGTGGGGTTATCACTGCGCCGGCCGGGGTGCGTGCGACGACATGTGCTCAGGCGGTAGGCTGTTCGACGTGGACTGGCCCTCGTGCCCTATCGGAATAGCGCGAAGTTCCCCACGTGTAAGGGTTTTACGGGCGGTGCAAGCGGAGAAGCGCGTCTGTGGTACCCTCCGGGCGGAGGATTTGCCGGCTTGGGTGCTGCGCGACCTCGACGACCTAGCAGCTTGGGAGCGACACCATGGCACTGACGGCAGCACGCACTGAGCTGAACGTCTCGCTGGTCGGCGAAGACGAGACCATCCGCATGCTCGAGGACGCGAAGAAGCGGATGGCCGAGCTTGAGGCCAAAACGCGCTCGCTGACGGGTGCGACGCAGGCTCAGACGCAGGCGGCAAAGGCTCAAGAGGCTGCGACCACTAGCGTCAACGGCACGCTTGGACGCATGGCTGGCGCTATCTCTGGCCCGCTCGAGGGCATCGGCAAACTGAAGGAGTCCATCAACAAGGGCATCGAGATTTTCGGCTTTCTTGGCTCGGGTGTGACTGCGGTCATCACGGCGTTCAACTTCCTTTCCGATGCCTTTGACGACAGCGACGAGAAGGCCGCTGCGCTCGAGGCGCAGATGAAGAAGAACAAGGCCGAAACGGACCGGCTTAAAGCTTCGACGGACGCCCTGTCGTCGTCTTTGGCGCGCATGCAGGCGGCAACGGGTGCCTCGGCCGCAACGCTGGCAGCTTCGCGCGCAGAGCTGGCCGAGCTTCGGGGCGATACCGAGACGGCAAGGTTCGAGCGCGAAGGCGTCGCAGTCGAGCAGCTGAAGGGCAAGATTGGAGAGCTTCGCAACGAAGAGGCCAAGCGAGAAGGCGAGCGCAAGAACGCGGTGTCAGAGGCCATCAAGGCGCAAAGCGAGCTTGGCGCGCTCGAGTCCAAACAACAGCAGCTGTTGCGCGACGCAAGGCGTGAGGACAACAAGGCTCTGAGGGACTTCAACAAGGTTGAAGCGCGGGAGCGGGCGGCAGCGCTTCGAGCCGAGGCACTTGTCGTCGGCGCCAGTGTCGTCACGCAGCGCGCCAAGCTGGACTTGGCGCTAAAGAATCGGGACGCCATCGACGAGGCAAACGTCGGGCTTCAAGAAGAAATCAAACTGACCAAGGAAATCACCAATCAACGGTTGATTAACCTCGGCAAGCCCGACATGCCTGAGGCTCGCGGCGCCGGTGGCGGTCGCGCGGCTCAAGGCCCGAGTCCGGAAGACATTGCGCGCCAGTTGGCCGAAGAGGAAGCGCTCCGACAGGAGCGACGCGATAGGGCTAACGACTTCCGGATTGAAGAGCTGGACGAGGAGCGCAAGCACCAGCGGCGCCTCGCGCTGGCGGGCGTCGGCGAGGAGAATCTGGCAACGTTGCGCGAGACCCGCGACAAGGTTGCGGCAGAGCTTGCCAGCCTTCCGCAGGGCGCCATGGCTGCGGCCTTTGCGCCTCTCAAGACAGAGCTTGAGAAGCGACTTGTCGAGCTTGACGCGCTGGCAAAGCAGCATGCGCAGATGGGCATTGCTGAGTACTTCGACCAGGAGGCGGCGGATAAGGTGCTGTCGACTTGGGAAGCGGAGCAGAAGGCCGTCGAGGGTGTCAACGCTGCCTTGTCTGCGCTCGGCGAGACTCGGCTGAAGGCGGCTGAGGATGCGGCGAAGATGCGCGAGCAGCTCGACCGGGAGAACCTTGCCGGCTACGTCACGAACTTCAGCGACGCGTTGCAGACGCTTGGGCAAGTCCAAGCGCCGGCATTCGAGGTCGTGAGCGAAAGCTTGGCCGGCATCAACGCGCAGATGGGCAAGTTCAAGGACGGACAGCAGAGCTTGACGACGGCCATCGTCGGCAGTGCCGGGGCCATCGCGGGCGCGGTCGGAAAGAAGATTGACAGCGTCAAAGTGGAGGCCGGCATCCGCGCGCTTTTTGAAACGGCCATGGGCTTTGCGACGTTGGGAAACCCGGCCGAGAGCGCGGGCCACTTCACTGCGGCGCTCATGTTTGGCCTTGTCGCTGGCGGTGCTATCAAGGCGACGCCTCGTGCAAGCGACGGCGGCGGAAGCAAGGCGCCCGCAAAGGCTGCGGCCTCGACGCGTGACAGCACGATGGGCGGCGGAGGCGGCACCATCACGAACGTCTACAACCTGCAAACGGGCATTGTCGACGGGCAGAGCACGGCCATGGCATTCCGTCGCGCTGAGATGACGGCGCGGAACACGGGCATGGCGAGCGCGGGAGGCTGGTGATGGCGGCTCTGTTCCCGGTCATCGAGACGCGGGCGACATTTGAGACCTTCGCGCTCTCGGGTTTCGGGGGCGTGACGCGGGCGGATGAGCGTGAAAGCGCGTGGTCTCTGACGGCGCGCGTGACGCAGGCTCTGTCGCAGGCGAACGCGTCGTTCGGCCTGGCCTTTAACGAGGCGACGAAGCAGTTGACTATGAGCGGGCCTAGCATCTTCAACATGCTGTTGACGCTTGGCGCGGACACGCTGACGGGGCTCCCGGCTACGTGCTCTGGCGCGTCTAGCTACACGGGCTCGGCGCTGTCGTCGGTGGTCACTGTGGACGGGTTGCGCATGGCTCCGCCCGGATGGTCGACGACGGCCGGCAAACCGTCGGCGGATGGGTCGATGGTGTCGACACCAAGGTGGACGGCGGGGTCCGTGTCGCTGGCCATGTCTGTCATCTACGCGGACGCGTTCCAAGTCTTGAAGACTTTGCGAATCGGTGTCTGGGACGTGGTCAATGAGGGCATCTGGCTCGGGCGTATCCGCGTCACGGGCTCAAGCCTAGAGCCGCAGGGGCGGTTGCCCGGCATCGTCGAGGCGCGAATCAACGGAGTCGCCATCCCATGAGGTCACTGAGTCAGGCGCTGCAACACACTCTTCCGGCGCAGCTGCCGCCTGCTGGTGCCATGCTCTACGGCTACGTCGACGCAAGCGAGACGGGCTACCGTCGGTTGCGCGCGGGTGCGACAACGTACCAGCTTGCGTCCGGCATCTATCGAGGCGACGCGCTGGCGGCTGCACTGACTTCCTCGGGCCTTCCTACGACGCACGCAGAGGGCCGTTTTACGGTCACTCCGGCGTCATCCACATGGTTGGTCGGGCCGGACCGGCTAGGTGTCTTGCTGGGCCTTGTAGCGCGCGCAGACGGGGGCGTGCCGGCGGCGTCGTCGTTCACCTCGTCGCGCCTGTCGCCGGTCGCCATCCCGCTGGCGGGCTACCACGTCGAGGCGCAGCGGATTGACTCCGATGACGAGCAGGTTCCGGACCGGCTGGAACGCGACATGGGTTTCGCCTGGGGAGGCGCACGGGTCGTCACGGTGCTGTTGACCATGCACAAGTGGGCGCTGGACGCGTGGCTGTTTGGCTGGTGTCAGCGCGGGCGCATTACGCTTGAGGGCGGCAACGCTTCCCCGTTCGGGGCCTCGCAACCGGGCGGGGCCATCACGGGGCGCGTGATGTCGACGGCATCGCCTCGGTGGCTGGGTGACGCGCAGCTCTGGGCTGAGGTTCGGGTCACGCTCGCGGTGGAGGACTGACGATGTCGACATGGTCGGAGCTCATCGACGCGGGCTACTCGCGCATGTTCGGGGTGGCCATCGAAGGCATACCGTATGCCTTTCTCGAGACGCAGCTATTGACCACGCTGGATGAGCCTGTCGCGGTGCCGTCGGGCTACACCTCTGCGCCAGCGTCGCTTCGCGTGCGTGAGAGCGACCGAATCAGCCGGGAGCTCGACCGTGTTACCGGGCTCGGGCGTGGCCGGTCGCTTGACCTAGTCTTTGCCCTAGACGCGCTCGCCGTCGTTGGGGCTGAACTGTTCCAGACGCCGAGCCTCCGCGCGCAACTGACAGCGGACGCAGACGGAACGCAGACAACCTTCGCCGTGAACAGCACGACGGGCTTTCCGGCGTCGGGCTCGTTTTACCTCGGGCGTGAGTTCTGCACCTACAGCGGCACGACGGGCACCAGCTTTACGGGCGTCACGCGGGCGGTCGCGGGCCTGAACTACCTGCACCCGTCAAGCACGGCGAGCGGTTACAGGTTCTGCACGGACCGGCCGCAGTACTGGCGCGGCAGGTTCGTGACAGTCTACGAGCACCTCGTTGGGCCAGACGGGCGCGCTTTGGCAGGGACGGCCTGCTCTGTCGGCAGCTATTGCCGGGAGTTCTGGAAGGGCTACGTCGACGCGCAGCCGCAGATTGACGGGCGGCAGATGCTCTTGCGGTGCCTTCCCATCGAACGCCTGTTGGCGCAGGACCTTGGCGGCACGGCCAAGGGCAAGGTCGTGTTCCATCCGCTCGAGGATGCGACAGCGCCGGTGGATGCCTTCGGGCGCTATCCCATCGTCGTCACGCCGTCGGACACGGTCTACGTCGAGAACCTAGACACCAACGACAACGCGACGCTGAGCCTTGCGACCTCGGCTCCGACCATCGTGAACCTCGACAGCGTGGCGCTAAGCGTTGAGGGTGGCGTGCGAAACTCCGCAGTGTTCTCGCCGCGGCTGGTCGCAGCGTCTGCCAGCGTTTGGACAGAGGGCGAAACGCCGCGCATGCGGTTCCGCCTGTGCTCGGAGGACCCGGCGACCAACGCGCGCGAGGTCATGACGCTGCGTGCCAACGTGTGGTTCCTGTCGCAGTTCGAGCGGCCGACTACGTACACGGAGCGCATTGATGTTCTGTCCTCTGGCGGCGGGTTCTCGGGCGACCGACAAGTGACCGGCGACGACTTCAAGTTCGAGGTCAAGCCGAATGAGGCGTTGAATCCGTGGGTCGTCGTCAAGCCTGACCTCGAGGCCGACGGCGAGCCTACAACGTGGCCGAGCTCGGGCTACATCATGCTCGAAAACGACGAGGGCCTTGAGCTTGCGCGGTTCGCCAACGTCATTGCGGCGCCGTCGTGGGCGCAAGGGCAGCTCGTCGCGTTTCAGTTGACGGAACGAGCGTTGCAAGGAACGACGCGCATCAACCCGTTCTTGGCGTCGACGCTGGCAACGGCCGTGCCTGGAGAGCGCGGGACGCTTGAAGAAGTCATCGAGACGCTTGCGACCTCAAGCGGGACGGGCGGGCGCGGTGTGTACGACACCCTCGGCTACGGGCTGGGCCTTGGCATCCCGGGCTCGTGGTTCGACCTCGACGGCTGGCCGCTCTCGTCGCAGTACGTCGACGGCGCCAGCGACGACAAGGCAAGCGTGGAGAAGGTCGCGGGCGGGTGGCTGGCGTTGCTCGGACGATGCCTGACGCAGCGGCGTGGGACCGACGGTTACGTGCGAATCGAAGCCGTGCCGACGACGCTTGACGTCCCGGGTCTTGCGCTCACGGTCACGCCGGCCTCCGTCATGGTCGGGTCAACTCAGGCCGAGCGTCTGTTTGAGTCGCCGAACGTCGTTCGCATCGAGGACACGCTGCGCCAGAAGCGTACCGTCAGCGTCATTCGCGACGTGCCGCGACAGCAGGCTGAGGGCGCGCGGACGGTTACGTTCATCGCGCCGGGAATCAACACGGCGTCGGCGCTCATCCTCGGAAGCAAGGTGCTGGCCCTGTCAGACGGGCAGCTTGTCGTGACGATGGGGGTGCGTCCCGGGCTCGAGCTTCAAGTCGGCGACCCGTGTCGCTTGGACCTTGATCACCCGGCCATCTGGTCATGGGCTGACGGCGAGGTGGCGCAGTCCGTTCCGGCGCGCGTCATCGGCGAAACCATGAGCCTTGGCACGGGCGAGCGCACGTTGACCTTCCTCGTCCCTGGACAGCAGCAGGTCGCGCGTCAGCTTTGCCCTGCGGCACGTGTCGACGGCTACCTTTCGACGGTGCTGCTCGAGGTCGACGATATCACCGGCTTTGCGGCCGGCATGGAGGTCCGAATCTACCGGCGCGGCAACGCTGGGCTGTCGGCTACGCGGACGGTGGCAGCGGTTGATGCGACTTACCAGACGATCGAGCTGACAACGCCGGTCGTGTCTGCCACCTATCCCGCCGACGGCGACACGTGGTTGACCTACGCGGATTTCGGCGCTGGTACGGCGGCGCAGGACGAGCACCTATACGTCTCGCGCGGGAGCTTTGAGGCATGACGTACACTCCGCAATACTTGAGCAACCTTGTTCCGCCCATCGCGACGACGACGGGCGCAGCATGGCAGCGGGCCCGCGCGAACCACGACCAAGTGTGGTCGACGTACGAGCCACCGGTCGCGCAGTGGGCAGGCATGCCGTTCTTCACGACGGTCACAGGCGCAGACGAGAACCTGTTCCGGTTCCGGTCGCGCAACGGCGACGACTTCGCGACTGGCGCTCCGTTGCGCGGCCTTCAGTTGCGCGTCGAGGTCTTTGCGCGTCGGACCAACGGCGCCGTTCTCGCTGGTCAAATCAGCCTGAAAGGCGGAGCGGCTACTGTGACGGCGAGCATCAGCGCCTTGACGTTTACGAAAGTCACGCTGACGGCGACGCCTGCGACTGCCGACGAGGAATGGACCGTCAGCGCCTTGGCTGCGGCTGGCGACATCGTGGAAATCTGCGCGCTTGTCGCCTATTGGCAGCCGACGTCAGTCCCTGGCGCAGTACTCTATCCCTCCGGCTTTCGCACGGCGGAGGCCAGTTGGGACTCAACGGACCGAGCTATTTCGACGGAGCTCGCGGCGCGACTGCTTGACGGCCCGGTATGCATCGCCAAGGACCGGCCGGCCTGCATCTTCTCGCACCTGTGGCGCGCCAACTCAGACGACTCCAGCTTTTCCAAAATGCCGTGGTTGTCTCAGGACTTGATTGTGTGGGGCGTGTCCGAGAACACGGAACGCGTCATGTGCGGGCGTGGCCGGATTCCGCGGGCGGATATCAGGTCTCGGCCCTACGTCGTGACCTACTACCTGCGCAGCTCCGTATCCGCGACGGGCTCGATTGCCATCGGAGCGTCAAGCTTCGCGGTCGGCGCGAACGCTTACGGCTCGTTCGAGCTAGAGCTAGGCCCGGTTGACGTTGACATCACGGCAAGCGTCGACGCTGTCGGTGTCGGCGAGTGGGCATACTTCGAGAGCGTGCAAGTCTGGAGGCAAGCGGAATGACGACGGCGGCACGGCCCCCACAGTACGACATCAGCCTTGACACGCTTGAGCGCCAACGCAGCCTGCGCGACTACCAGCGCGCAGACGCGGCGCTTGTCCGGACCATTGAGGCGCAGCAGCACGCGCTAATATGCGGATGGGGAACGCCTCCGCAGTGCTTTAGCTTTTCCATCGGCTACGGCTACTCAACCTCAAGCACGTTCGACATGCTGCTCCGGGTTCCGCCGTTCTGCACCAAGTTTCGCGTCGCCATCCTCGCGACCGGAAACTACAAGTACACGATCCAGTGCGGGGCGCTTCAGGCGACCATCCTTGAGCGCACGTCAGACCGATTGATGGGAGACCCTATCTGGCAAGACGGCGCAGCGATGCCAAGTATTGGCAACGATACGGGATTTCTTGAGGTCCTAGCGACGCAGCAGGCGACGTGGCAAACTGTGGGCGCGCGTCTGACAGTGGCCAGCCCCGGATACGGCGCGCTCTACTCTTTCGCCTTTTACCCCTTGCTCGAACAGGCGGTCTGACGATGCGACGCACCATGGCCCTCCGGGACTTCTTGCAGGTTACGCGTGTCTCGCTCTCGACTGCCAGCCCTAGCGCGACGATGCTGATGCCGCTCGCGAATGACTTCCGCCTTTTGCTCGTCGGCGACCCGTCCGGCCTGACGGTGCTGTTCCGCAACGTGCATGAGCTGTCGACTGGCAGCCCGGACGCTGGCGACACTGCGGCGCTCTCGGCGAGCGAGTGCTCGGAGCTGTCGGAATACCGTGCCGATAGCGGGTGGATTCCGGCGCAGCCCTCGGGCGTCAGGCTCGAGCTGACGCTCGGCTCCGCTGCCGACGTGATCGTGGAATACACCTCGCGGACCCGGCCGGCCTGACATGCCGACGCAGCCACGCAAGCTCTACCAAGAGCACTGGCAGCAGTATTACAGCCAAGGCGGCAGGCGTCCAAAGCCTCCCGTCTTCGTGGACTGGATTGGCCCTGCCATGCTGCTCGCTGGCGGGACGTGGTCCGTCAACGAGGAGGCGTCCTGGGAAGGCCCGGCGCTTGACCTCGACGGCGGCAGCTTTAGCGCGGCCATGTCGGCGGACTACACCGGAGCGGAACTGACGCTCGACGCTGGCACGTTCAGCGCGTTCGCGACCGTCAGCTACACCGGCCCGGACATGGCGCTTGACGGCGGCACCTTCGAGGCCATCACGCAGGCGGACTACCTCGGGCCAGACGTGGCGCTTGACGGTGGCACGTTCACCGTCAGCGGAGCTGTGAGCTACACCGGGCCCGAAATGCAGCTCGAGCCCGGCGCGTGGTCGGTAAACGAAGAGGCATCGTGGGAAGGGCCATCGCTGTCGCTTGACGGCGGGGCCTTCACGGCGCTGGCGGCTGTCGGCTACGTCGGACCCGAGCTCGCGCTTGACGGCGGCACGTGGTTTGCATCAGAGGCGGCGCTCTGGCAGGGCCCGGACATGGCGCTTGACGGCGGGACGTTCACCGCGTTTGAAAGCGCGTCCTGGATTGGACCCGACGTGGCCCTTGACGCCGGCACGTTCGCGGCATCGGGCGCTGTCGACTACGCTGGCCCGGCGCTAGACCTTGACGGCGGCACCTTCAGCGTGACCGAGATTGCGCGGTGGCAAGGCCCGGAGCTGCTCGCGTATGCGGGCGACTTCACGTCCATCGGCGTCGCCGACTACGCCGGTCCGGACATGGCGCTTGACCCGGGCGAATGGCAGGGCGCGGAGACCGCCTATTGGCAGGGGCCCGACATGGCCCTTGATACGGGCGCATGGGCTGCGTTTGAGTCGGCCGACTACGTCGGGCCCGACGTGGCGCTCGACGCTGGCAGCTTCACGGCGCTGGCGGTCGTGGACTACGCTGGCCCAGAGGTTGACCTTGACGCCGGGACGTTCACGGCATCGGGCGAGTTCCGGTGGATTGGACCTGACATCGCGATTGACGGCGGCACCTGGACGGCGCTTGAGTCGGCGGACTACGTCGGACCCGACTTCGAGCTCGACGGCGGCACGTGGTCCGGTCAAGAGCAAGCTGCGTGGCAGGGCCCCGACATGGCGCTCGACGCTGGCACGTTCGCGGCGGCTGGCTTTGCCGACTACGCTGGCCCGGACATGGCACTTGATGCGGGCACGTTCGCGGCGCAAGAGGTCGGCATTTGGTCCGGTCCGGACCTCGCACTTGACGGCGGGACGTTTACGGCGCTCGCGACCGTCGACTACATCGGCCCGGCGCTTGACCTTGACCCGGGCTACTTCACCGCCAACGAAGACGTCGACTGGCCGGGCGCGGCAATGAACCTCGACGCGGGCACGTTCACGGCGCTCGAGCTCGCGGACTACGTTGGCCCCGACATGGCGCTTGACGGCGGGACGTTCGTCGCGCGCGTCGGCGTTTACTGGCAGGGCCCGGACCTCGCGCTTGACGGCGGCACCTTCACGGCGTCAGCGTCGGCGGATTACATCGGGCCCGACGTTGCCCTTGACGGCGGCACGTTCACGGCGCTTGAGCTGGCGGACTACGTCGGACCGGACATGGCCCTTGACGGCGGGACGTTTGACGCTCGCGAGGTCCAGCTCTGGACCGGTCCCGAGCTTGCGCTTGACGCCGGCACGTTCACGGCAAACGAGGTCGGCACGTGGGAAGGGCCCGACATGGCCCTCGACGGCGGCACCTTCGCGACGCGTCTCGGCGTTTACTGGCAAGGCCCGGACATGGCCCTTGATGCGGGCACGTTCACCGCGGCCTACGTGGCCACGTGGTTGGGCCCCGACATGGCGCTTGACGGCGGGACATTTGGCGCGTCGGAGTCTGCGGACTACATCGGGCCGGACCTCGCTCTCGCTGGCGGTACGTGGTCGGCGACCGAATCTTCGGACTACGTCGGGCCCGACATGCAGCTGGACGGCGGCACGTTCACGGCGCAGCGCGTCGTCGCGTGGCAGGGCCCTGACATGCAGCTGGACGCCGGCACGTTCACGGCGGACGAAGCGGCTGGCTGGGCCGGTCCGAACATGCAGCTTGACGCGGGCACGTTCAGCGCGCGTGACTCGGCATCGTGGACCGGTCCGGACATGGCCCTTGACGCGGGCACGTTCACCGCAAGAACGCTTGTCGCGATCGACTGGGCGGGTCCGGACATGCAGCTTGATTCCGGGACGTGGTCAAACACAAGCATCCAAAATCTTGTCACTGACGGAACCATCAACGCTTTTGCGGCTGATGCGACTGGCGGATACATTGCTGGCGGCTCGTTCACGAAAGCTTACCTAAGCAATGACGGGCGCGGCGGCGGCGACATCTTGGCCATCAGCAACGCGACGCGGTCCTTGCTGGCGCACGTCAACGGCCCAATCAACGCGGTTGTGAGCGACGGCGCGGGCGGCGTCTACATCGGCGGCGACTTCTCTCAGGTTGGCGGAGTTGCTCGTCAGCGGCTTGCGCGAATCCTTAGCAACGGCACACTGTCGAGCTTTGATCCGGGCTGCAACGGTGTCGTTCACACACTGCTTTATAGCACTCTCGCCGTCAACGGCGCGGTGCTATACGTGGGCGGACGGTTCTCGGTTTGCGGCGGGCTCACGCGCTACAACTTGGCGCAGGTCGCGACGTCCACCGGTGCGGCAGTCTCAACGTGGTCGGCTGACGCTGCCGTGTCTGGGTCGTACACAGCAGCCACGGTGTATTGCTTGTCGCCTGGACGAAGCAGTCTTAACGCCGAAACTTCGGCCGTCCGTTTTGGCGGATACTTTGACACCGTCGCCGTGCCTGGCTCAACGCTGACGCGTCAAAGTATGTGCCAGCTTACCGACGGCACGTCGCCAACTATCGGAGCCGCTGTCAATCTGACCAAGTCCGGAGCGCTCGGCACTTGTTTTTCCATCTACACCTACCGGCGAAGCCAGAACCTTGATGTTTACGCGGTAATCGGCGGAGACTTCACGGCAGTTAACGGCACCACGCGCAGCAACGTTGCGCTCTGGAACGCAACGTCAAATGGGCTTGCGGCGCTATATCCCGGCAACTCTGGCGCTAACTTGCCTGTCCGAACCATCATTGGCGATCACGTCAACGGTCACATCATCTACTTCGGCGGTGACTTCACGACCTTCGGCGGGCTTTCGCGCTCGCGCATCGCTGGGTGGAACAGCAACAACAACACGTCGCCTTACACGCCGACGGGCTTCAACCCTTCAGCGAGCTCTACGGTTCGTGCGATTGCGCTTGATGGGTCGTTCCTTTACGCGGCCGGAGACTTCACGACCTTCGGCGGACGTGCAGCCAAGCAAATCGCCAAGATTGCAACTAGCTCAAACACTACTGCGGAAGACTGGAACACGATGCTGTCGGTGTTTGCCGCCTCGGTCAAGGCTGTCACGGCCGGCACTATCTTCGGCGCCTCCAACGTGGTCGCTGGCGGCGATGACATGACGACCACGTTTGTCAATCGCGCCGATTTGCTTAACGTTACGGGCGATGGGGTCTTTGGGCCTATTGCCAGCGCAGTGACAGGCACTGTGCATGCCTTGATTAGGCATGGGAACAGCATCTACGTCGGCGGGCAGTTCTCTGAAGTTGGAGGCGTTACAGGATATAAAGGCCTTGCAAAGCTCAACATTGACACAGGTGCGCTTGATACCGGGTGGAAGCCTACATCGGCAGCATCGTCGCCTATCTTTTACGCGCTTGCACACAACCAAGACCTGTTCGCCGGCGGCACAGAAATCAAGAAGGTTGACAGTGGCACTGGCGCGATTGATGCTGGCTGGACGCCGACGGTTAGCGGAACCGTGAACGCGCTTCACCTTCATGGCGGAAAGCTGGTCATCGGAGACAACGGCCTCCGTGCTGTCAACCTCACGACGGGGGCGGCGGCTACGTGGGCGGATTCCACTCCATCGGCAACGAATGCACTTGCGCGCGTCGACGATACGCTTTTCGCGGTCGGCACCTTTGGCATCCGTCGATTCGATTTTACGACTGGCGTCAACGACATTGGCTGGGCCCCCGTCGGGCTGGCTGGCGTCTCGCGTGCGGTAGTTGCTAACGCCCAGCATATCTACGTCGGCACCAACGCCTTGCCTTTCGCCTACAAGCTTAACGCTGACGGCACGAACGCGAACCTCGTCACGGGATTCAATGGGAGCGTCTTGGCGTTGCTTATCCTATCGGATACCTTGGTGCTGTTCGGCGGAGCCATGACGGCGAGCACACTCACATCCCGGCTCGTCGAGAGCATGGGATATGTCCTGGAGGCGTGATGAGCGACGAAGCTCGTGAGTTTCCATTTGTGGCGCAAATCGTGTGGCAGAACTGGGCGCATCATGTCGGCGTGCCTTGGGAAGACCGCATCGGCGACTGGTGTGTGTTCCCGATGGGCACCGTGCCTTACGGCTGGCCGGGCGACGGTCATCGATTGGCGCTTGAGATGACGGCGGACGAAATGGAAGAGCTTCGTCTTTCCGCTCCGTCTGACGTGCCGCCTATCGACCCTCAGCCGTTGCCGGGACCGGTATCTCCGCCTGCTCCCATTCCTACCCCCGACGTCATGAGCTAACTTAAGACTCTCGGAATATTAAGGCTTTTATGCTTGCGCGTGACGCAGCTTAACTTTTGCGGCACTCTGCGTTTGGCAAACTAACCCGCCCGCGGTCGGGCGTGACCACAGGCCCTGAGGGCCAAGGAGTGACAGATGGCTATCACGGCGAAGTTTTATCCCTCGGCTGCGAAAGAGATGTTCAACGGAAACATCAACAACGGCGACACGTTCAAGATGGCGCTGCTGTCTAGCGCTGGCACGTTTGCCGCTGCGGACACCGTTTTCTCGGACGTCAGCGGCGACCAGATTACCGGAACCGGCTACTCGACTGGCGGCGTTGCCGTGACTGTCGGGCCTGCGACTAGCGACAGCAGCAAGGCGGAGTTCCCGATTACGGCGGCTCTTTGGACCAGCGCTACGTTCGCCTTCCAGAACGCCGTCGTTTACGAGACCGCTGGCGGTAAGCTGCTGATGCATCTCGCGTTTGACGCCGAGCAGAACGTGGCCGGCCAGGACTACCAGATTAACGCCCCGTCGCCTTCCCCGAAGGCTACGCCGGTCGGCATCTGATAGATGGCTGGCAAGGTCACCTGCCCTGACTGCTCGGGCCTCGGGGTCGTTTTCGTCCTCGACGTCCACGGCAGGAAGGCGCAGGTGGCCTGCGGTCACAGTGTCTGCATGCAGGCGCGCGAGGACCAACTCCTTGCGCGCCTTGCTATTTTATCCGAGACCCGCGACAGCGCGCGCGGCCTCGGGTACGCTAACACCGACGACCTCGTGAGGCGCGTCGTCGCCGAAGTCTCGCGTCACCTGCCAAGGGCCAGCAATGTCCGACAACCTGATAAAGGCCCTCGAGGCAGCTGACCGCGACTGGCGGAACAACGTCGGCGAGCATGACCGCGCGAGCCTCGACCGCATGTTCGTGGCCTCGGGCTTTGCGCGTCAGGCACCTCGAGCATGGGATGCCAAGGTGCCAGACTGGTGCGGGATGGCCGTCGGTCTGTGGCTTCAAGATGGCGGGATGAATCACCCTTACGGGCGGTCGTTCCTGCACTGCCTAAACGTCGAGGCGTTCTTCACCTACGGGCGGCAACGCAACGTCAACCCAAAGCGGCTGGACACGCAGATTCAGCTCGACGGCAAGTGGACGCGCATCGATGCCGTGCAGGCTGGCGCCATGGCTCGGCGCTGGCTTGGGCGTTCCGACATCCTCGGGCGGCTGAACAACGACGCGCGCTTCCTTGACCTTGACCTGTTCAAGCCGGGCGACGTCGTCCTCTTGGACTGGGCGGGAGCCAACGACGCAGACCATATCACGATGGTCAAGAGCTGGGACGGGTCCAAGCTGACGACCATGGAAGGCAACGCGTCCGGCCTCGGACCAGCGGGCGAGAAGCGGCGGGAGGCCGTCGTCACTCGCACGCTCGACCTGTCCAAGTCTGCCAACGCTCGCCTCGTCTACGGCGTTGGGCGGCTGTCTCCCATGGATTTCAATATCAACCTCGTCAAGCCCTGACGGAGGACGTATGGCGATCGAGCTCGGCAAGTGGTTCACGTGGGGACGGATGGCCTTTGCGGCTGTCGTCGGCGTTGCATGGTTCGCGACGTTCGTGGCCGGTCAAGTAGCGGGCGCGAACAGCCTCGAGCCGCGCGTCGCCGAGCTCGAGAAGCGGACCGAAGCTGTCGAGGTCAGGCTATCCAAGCAAGGCGAAGACCTTGCGGAAATCAAGGGCTACGTGCGCGCCATCGCGGGCAAGATGGGAGTCACGCCGTGACAAGTGAGACGTGGGTTATCGTCGGCGCTCTGTGTGCGCTGGCGGGCACGTCGCTTGCCGTGCGCCACCTGACGGCACAGACGACCACGGGCGCGCGCGTCGGCTTCCTCGCGGTGCTCGTCGTCGCTGGCGGCCTGGGCTATTGGGTCGCTGAAGACCTCGACAAGTCCGGGCCGCTTGGCCTCGCTGCCGGTCTCGCCATGACTGAGGCAGCCCCGTGGGTGTGGCGCCTGATTCAGCGCGTCGTTGAAAAGCGAGTGGCAAAGTGAAGTGGCTAGCCCTCCTGCCGCGCGTCGTGTCTCTGCCGCTTGTCGCGTTGGGCGCTTTCCTGATTCTCCTGATTCGCGTCGTCTTCGACCGTCTGCGTGGCCGTGGCGCGCTTCCGAAGGGCCAGACGTGGATTGACACGGCCAAGCCTGTGCTACGCGCGGCAGAGGCCAAAGCGGAGGTCACAGCGCAGACGGCAGAAGCAGTCGCGCCTCACGTCGCAGAAGCTGAAGCGGTCAAGGCCGTCGTCGCGGAAGCAAAGACAGAGGACCGGGTCGCGCGTCGGAAGGCACTGCGGGCCATGGCCAAGAAGGTGGACCTATGAGGCGCGCGCTTGCCGTCGCGCTCGCCCTCGCGTGCGTCCCTGGGCGAGCTCGCGCGGAGCTGTGCGAAGACACGGCCGAGCTGCTAATCGGCGAGCCTGCGCCGTGCGACGGCGTGCTTGTCGGGCCTCGTCGGTTAGGCGGGCTGCTCGAGGACCGCGAGCTGCGTCGTGCCTGCGGGCTGGAGCTCGACGCAGAGCGCAAGCGGTCGGCTATCGACGCGCGCACGTGCGACGAACGCGTGGCCATCATGGCCGGCGCTGTCGACTTAGCAGACGCGCGAGCCAACCGATTTCCTTGGGGGCACGTGCTGACGTCGCTTGCGCTCGGAATGGTCGCGGGCGCCTTTGCCGTCGGCGCCCTCGTCGCGAGATAAGCAAACGGGCAAGGTCGGTTATTACTCCCAGCCGTGCCGGTTTCGTAGCGTCGTCTTGCCCGTCTGCGGCTTTCTAGTCCAGCGGCCTGCGCTGTGTCAAGGCTGGCTTCCGGTTGCCTTTTCCCAAGCCCAGAAGGCAACGCCGGCAACGGTCACGGACCAGAAGGGCCACGCGACCCAGCTCGTAAATACGTCTATCGTGTGAGTGATCATCGTACCTCCTGCCGGGGCGGGGTCTTCTTGTGGTACCAGTCGAGCCACGAGCGCAGGGCGGCCTCATCGTTCTGGTGCACGGTGAAGGTCCAGCTTGGGTCGTAGGGGTCTGATACGAAAACTTGCTCATCAAGCGGGACGTTCGACAGCACGCACCGCGACCAGTCACTGACTTGCATGCGCTGCCACATGATGCAGTCAGGGCGCGGTGGCTTGGTTGTCTCGTTCATCGCTTACCCCCTGAAGGTCTAAGGTAAAAGTTTTTACCTTGTAAGGGAGGGCGCCGGGATGGCGCGCTACCGGGCTGGCGGTCATTAGTCGATGTAAGCAAGCGTCGGGCGAGTCGGGCCATGAACGCGCGCAAGCGACGTGCCCCGTGGATTGCCAAGGCAATCGTGCCAACCGAGCGCCTTCGCGACGCGCATGCCGAGCTCCTGATTAGCGTTGCAGTTTTCAAGCGTGGTTAAGTCAGGGTCAAAGCCAACGTCAACGCACGTTCTTGTCAGGTGCTGAAGCGCGCTAAGTTCAATCCCGGCCTTCTTGATACGGCTGCGAATCTGGCTGACGGTAAGAAGATTCATCTCGATTCCTGCCGGGGCGGGGTTGTTGTCGCCCTCGGGTGAGTCGAGATGTAAAGCCAGACGCTCGCGCGGTCAACGGGAAAAGTTGATGCCTTGTCACTTTTCTTGAAGCGGCTTCAACCTTCAAGTCTTTCTTGATAGTTGCCCGGTCAACGCAGCATCAAACCGACAGCGGCGACGCAGGCTAAGGCGATGCACAGCCACTCGACGGCGTCGAGGTCGTCGGGTTCGTAGCCTCGGTTCCTCACTTCGACCTCGCTCCGTCCTCGCTCTTTCCTCCCGTCATGCGCTCGGCTAGCAGCCAATGCTTCGACGCAGCCGAGCAGCTCCACCGGTAGCGCGCGATGTTCGCGACGGCAGCCTCTGCGGTGCGCTCTGGCGCGCGCGGACACTTTGCGGCGGCCCGAGGCAGGACCCGCAGGATGCGCGCGGCGTAGCACCGTGCTGCGGCCTCGAGGTCTTGGGCGTCGCTGTCGGACAAGCCGCACGCGCGACGATGGCCTTGCCAAAGCTGGAAGGGTCCGAGCGCCATGGCCTTGCCCTTGCGGTGGTCGCCATACAACGGCCCGTGCCTCATGCTGGCCTCAATACACCACGTCGCGACGAGCAGACGCGGGCGGTACGCGTCCACCCCTAGCTCGCGCTCTAGGCGTATCAGCCCGAGCAGGCCGAACAGGTCGACGTCGGGGCCTTCGCCAGGGCAGGCGTCGAGCGCCTCGACGATCGCAACTCGCTCTTCGTAGGTGGCTGGTTCTGTCGCATCCATGTCTGCTCCTGAAGAAAACCCGAGGCCCGGCTGCCGCACGGCTGACAGGCGGGCCTCGGGGGCGCTGGCAACGTGCCAGCTACCGCGCCGGTTTCGGAGCGGCGCGGTCTGTTACGGCTCGGAGCCCTCGACGAGGCAACGGAACGTCCGGCCGCGGCTGGTCGCCTTCCAAGACGCGACGCCGTTGATGCCCGTGGCGTCCTTGATGCGCACGGTTAACTTGTCCTTGCACGCGTCGCGCTCGGCCGTGAGCCGCTTGATGTCGGATGACAAGCGCGCGTACGTCGACCCAATGACGAGGTCCTCGGCGGTCGGCTCAAGCCACGTCTCGGGCTCGCGCGGGGCAGGCCAGACGAGGCCGGCGATGTCGGCGGTCATGTCCGTCGGCAGCTCGTCGCCGATGATGTGACGCAGGCGCCAGTCCTGGACGAGGCCAAAGATGCGCGACGCAAGCGCTGGATCATAGACCACAGTGTAGCTGCGTCGGCTGTCGTCGAAGGTGCAGAACGCTTCAAGGTGAGTCAGCTGCGTGTCTGTGACCAGCATCTGCCATTGCACTTGCACGACGTAGTGAGGCGGCAGGATAGGGTTACCGTCAGCGTCCTGCCAGTCGCGGAACGAGCGCGTCGTCTTCACCTCGACAAGGTGCCTCGTGCCGTCCTCCTGCAACACTATGGCGTCAGGACGGCAACCCGCCCAAGGATAGACCGGGTGAATCATCCGGCCTTGGTCGATGCCCGGACCACGGTACAGGCCAGCGCGGTACGGCGGACGCTGACGGTGCAGGTGACGATGCGACGTCTGCCAGCGGTAGGCCTTCAGCGCGTGGCGGTCGGCGTATTCCATCAGGATGCCGAGCTCGAGCGTGTGACCACGGCGCGTCGCGTCGCTGGGCTGGCTCTCGGTGAGACCCTTTAACCGTGCCCAGACTGCGGACGGCGACTGCCAAGGCGACAGGCCAAGGATGCCAGGGACGTCGCTCGCTCCGATAGTGATGTCGTGTGGGTTCATCGTCCCTCCCATAGCAGCTGGCGAACCACGTCAAGGCCAAGGTGGCGAGCGGAGCGCCAGCCGTTCAGCAGCATCTCGTCGGCTAGGTCGTCGCCGTCGCACGCGGACGGCAGGACGTAGGGACCGACGGCAAGGCCGGGCGCGTCAACGTCGTACCACGCGACGTGTTCAAACGGCCCGAGGTGACCTTCGGCGGCTAGCTTCTCGAGCCGGCCCATAAAGTCGGGGCTGACGTCGTCGCGACGATAGCTGTCGCGGGCGGCGCGGGCGATGGCATACAGGACGTCCTGATACGTCGGCTCGCGGTCCTGACAGTACGGTACGTGCCACTGGCGCTCAACGGGCTGGCTTGCAATCATGGCGTCGCGAACGCGGCAGGCCAGCTCGAACATCTCGGGTTGGACCTCCACGTGCGCAGACGGACCGGCGCGCTGGGCTAGCAGGTGTTGCCATGCCTCGACGGCCCCAGTGATGGTGCAGCGGGTCATAAGCCACGGCTCGAGGTAGCGGTTGGCGTGCTGCTTATGGACGCCAAGCAGCTCGAGCAGATGAACGTAATGCCGAGCGAGGTTGTGAAGGCTGCGGATGATGCTGACTGCTTCCTTCTGTTCCTCAGGCGAAAGCCGAGCCTCGGCGCCCATGCCCGGCTGGTTCTTCGTCAGCGCGGCCGGGATGAATGGCTCGTCCTGGGATAGCTCGAGCTGACGCTTGACCGGGATGGCCCGGCTTGACGAGGTCGACTTGCGCAGCATCCCGTAGCTCATGACCTGCGGGTGGATAAAGCGCGGGTAATCACATACGATGGTCAAAAGCCGGCGGTCTTCCCAGGTTGTGTCTGCGACGACGGTGGCGGTAATAGCGCTCATATCGGCCTCCTGTTGTCGTCGCCGGCCTCGAGCTCTTCGGCCTCGGCGATGTCGTCGTGAAGGCCGAGCATGAGCGACCACATAACCTTCCAGTCGGCAAGCTCGCCCTTCTTCCAGTCGCTGGGCTGCCACTCGCGCGCGGCAAGCTTGCGCAGGTACGGCTCGCAGACCGTCAGCGCGGCCCGGTCGGCAAGGTCAAACTCCACTTCAAACGTGCGCTCGACTGCGGTCGTGGAAGCGTCCAGCCATCGCAGGGCGAAGCGGCACAGCCGGGCGAAGGCAATGGCCTCGGGCTCCGTCGTGCTGTCAACGATGTCCGTGGCCACATCCCGGATGTTTTGAGTGATGCGACCAAGCGCGGCCCGGTCGGGCATTGAGAGTGAAAGCGTGATGGCGTTCACGACTCCACCTCCACGCTCGAGGGCAGGGCAGGCAGGCTGTCGAGGACGCTGGCGGTGTCGACCGTGTGATGCGTCAGCGCGGCCCGCTCGGGCTGCCGGTTTTCGTAGGTGTTGGCCTCATGCTGGAGGACCAGCCCGATGTCGCTCTGGTCCTCAAGCGCTCCAAAGTGACCTCGGCTGATGGCGTAGGTCACGGCTGTCTTCTGGGCCATCTCGAGCGGCCATTCGGCCCAGACGTTGCCGCTCTGGCTCTTCTTCTTGCGCGCGATGATGGCGCCAAGCGGCACGTCAACGCATACCTTGTAGCCGTCGCGATGCTGGCCTACGACGTAGACGGCCCGGACCTCGTCGAGGTCGGTCGGGTACTTGCCGCAGGGCACGTGCTCGATACGGTCTTCGCTTCCCAGGACGACGCGATACTCGTCGTCGAGGTGGACGACCTGCGCGACCATGCGGACCCAGCCAGCGCGGGCATAAAGCTTCTGGAGCCCGCGGGCGGACACCTGCCATTGAAGCTGCCGACCTCGAGGGATGAGGTAGACGTCGGGCTTGACGCCTCCGGGCTGCAGGCCCGTCAAGGCGCTCATGGCTACGGCCTGCGCGATGCTGGCGCGGTCGCATTCATAAATCTTCGGGTTCGCGACTGCGACCTGGCGCAGCGCAAGGGCAAGCCGACCGGTCGCTTCTGCGACGCGCTCGGCCGGAACGATTTGAGTCAGGAACTCAGTGGCCAAATGACTAACGTCGTCCCTGAACTGAGCGGCTGGAAGCTTTGATGTCATGCGTCTCTCCTTCGGCGGGTTGCCTGTTGCGATGTAAGACACGGCGCGTTCGCGATGTCAACGCATCAAACAGCAACGCGTCGTTTTTTCTGTTGACATCGTAAGGCCGGCAGCGCTTTATCGCCTTCGGAGGCAGACACACATGAGACTTTCAAAGACCCAGGCGCGCATCCTTGATGCGCTTCAGACCCCGATGTCAAGGCGCGACCTCGCGACGGCTATCAAGGCGCATCCAACCTACTGCGCTCGTGCGCTCAAGGAGATGGTTGACGCCGGCCTTGTCGAGCTCATCAACCCACAGCGGGCGTTCATCTATCGGGCGAAGGGCAAGATGGCCCTCGTGCCTTTTGACAGCACGGCGCCGGTCATGGACGGCGGCGCCCAGGGCGCGGGCTAACGGCACCCGCGCCTCGCCGGCGGGTTGTTGCTCGTTAGCCGGCGTCAGGCTCGTCCCTTCGGTCTGCTTTTCCCTGGGCAGCGGAGGGGCGAGCCTTCTTCATCTCAGGGAGGTCACGCATGAGCTGGGAAGCAGTGAATCAGTCGAGGTTCTGGGAGCTTGAGCCGATGCTTAACTTCCCGAACCCGGCCGCGGAGAGGCAGGACAAGCTAAAGCGGGCGGGCATTATCCGATGGGCGGGCCACGTTGAGCCGATGGTCCACCTCTGGCAGCGTCAAGGGCAAGGCGTGGTCGTGCCGATGGGCGCGGCTTGGTCAGGCCAGCGAACCGACTGTGGGGGGATGGTGGAAGCCAGGGTGGGAAAGCAGCCCGGTTCCGGGATCCCTTCCCCCCATCCCCCAGCATATGAACGCGCGGTCAACGACTGCGAATGGCTAATGGACCACCAGAAGGAAGCGGTGAAGGCCGCCGGCAAGTGGCGGTCTGGCGTTATCGTCGCGCCCTGCGGCGCGGGCAAGACCCAGATGGGCGTCGCACTGCATCGGTTCGCGATGACGGAGCGCCCGACGCTGGTGCTCGTTCACACGCGCGACCTCGCCACGCAGTGGGACCAGCGCGTGCGGCGGCTGCTGGGCACGGCGCCCGTCAGCCCGAGCGGCGCGGCGGCGTTCGTCAAGGCCGCAACGGCTGCGATGATTAACGTCAAGGGCATGGTCATTACGACGGTCCAGACGTTGGCCAAGGTTGACCCGTGGGACCTGACGGGCATGCGGTTCGGCACGGTCATCCTCGACGAGGCACACCATGCGCCAGCCTCGACGTTTCAGGCCGTGCTCGGCAACATCGTCTGCGATACCGTCTACGGCCTGACCGCTACGCCTAACCGGGACGACGGCTGGACTCCTGCGATGTATGCCTGGCTCGGTCCGAAGCGGTACGAGGTGCAGGCCCGAGACCTTCAGCGGGTCGGGCTGACGATGGCGCCGACGGTCTGCGAGGTCGTGACGCCGTTCCATTCGTGGTCCGGCGACTTCACGACTATCGTCAATGACCTGACCGACAGCGGGCCTAGGAACGCGCTCATCGCGCAGATGGTCGCCGAGCACGGGACGTTCCCGCAGCTGGTCTTGACGTCGCGTGTAGAGCACGCGGAGGCCCTTGCAGCGCTCATCCCGGACGCGGTGGCGGTCGTAGGTCGGACGCGCGACCGGGACGCGGCATTTGCGCGTGTGAGGGGCGGAGAGGCGAAGGTCCTGATTGCGACCCAGCTCGCCGACGAGGGTCTCGACCTGCCCGAGCTCGTCGCGGTTCACCTCGTCGCGCCGTGCAGGGCAGGCAACCGCGTCATCCAGCGCATCGGGCGCGTCATGCGTGCCAGCTCGGGCAAGGCGCGGCCGGTCGTCTACGACTACGTCGACAACATGTCGCTGCTTCAGTCGCAGTGGAGGTCACGGCGGAAGGCATGCCTTGAGCAGCTGCCCGGGGTCACGTTCACGCGGAAGGTGGTGGCATGACCGACAACATCACAGTGCTCCGGTGTCACGACAACGTCAGGCTGGCTAAGCTCATCACGCGGACGGCAACCGGCCTTGAGGTCAAGGGCTTCGATGACGCTCGGACGTTCGCATGGCGTCAGGTCACCGTCAGCGGGCTTGACGACATTCAGCTGATGCTCGAGCAGCTGCGTGGCGACCCAAAGTCCTGCGTCATCCGGGGCGAGCCGATGGGGCACGTCGGGATGCAGTCCATCGTGAATCGACGCCAGCACGTCGGAAGCGACGGCACGCGGCCCGACTGGGACCATCACGCGCTAGGCCGGCAGTGGGTGGCCTTCGACCTCGACAAGGTGGCGCAGGACTCTTTCCGGGGCGACGTGCCGGTGCCGAACGAGGAGCAGGCGCGGGCAATCGTCTATCAGGTCAGGGCAGAGGTCATGCCTCCAGCGTTCGCGAAGGCCGCTTGCGTCTACAAGCTGTCGTCGTCGGCGGGGCTCAAGAGCTGGGACCGGGTGTCCATGCACCTCTGGTTCTGGCTTGACCGGCGCGTGCACGACCTGAGCCTGCGCGAATACTGCAAGGCGCACGGCTTTGACATCAGCTTTAGCAAGTGCGTTCAGCCTCACTACACGGCCGACCCTGTCTTTGAGGGCATGATGGACCCGCTGGCTGGCGTCAGGCTCGGACGCTTGCCAGGGCGGGCCATCGTCGAGACACCGGCCGAGCTGCTCGACGGTGATGCGTGGCGAGCTCGAGACCAAGCCCGTAAGGACGCGGCACGAAAAGACCTCGAGAAGGCCGCGCGGGCGGTCATGGCCGATATCCCAACGTCTAGGGCAGCGACGCGGGCCTATGCCCTTCGAGCGCTTGCCGGGGGCTGTCAGGACGTCCTGAGCGCGGCGGAGGGCACGCGGCACGACCAGCTCATCAGGGTGGCCTACAACTTGGGCGGCTACTGCCAGCCGGGCTTCCTTGACGTCGGCGAGGTCATCCAGACGCTGACGCGGACGGTCGAGGCTGTCTTCCCAGCAGGCCGTCAGCGGGACGAGCTACGCACCGTAGCCGAGATGGTCGAAGGCGGCGCACGCAGCCCGCGCGACCTGAGCCACATCGGGCGCGCCAAGGGCAAGCTAAGCGTGGTCCGGCCCGAGCCGCCTGAGGAGGACGACGATGACGGCTTAGAGGTCATCGGAGCGACGGCGGTGCAGCCGGCGAGGAAGCCGAAGGCCAAGGGGCTCAAGTGGGCGCTGACGGACCGGGACGGCAAGCCCGAGAACGTGTCCGAGAACGTCGAGGCGCTGCTTGAGTTTATGGGCGTCACGCTAAGGCGCAACCTCATGAACCACTCAACTGAGTGGGGCGGCGAGCTGACAAAGTCCATCCCGACGTCAGCGATGAACGCGGTCATGCTGGCGAACATCATCGATGCCGGTCAGCGGTTCGGCTTCACGCGGACGCAGCACCTTCAGGCGTACCTCGACAAGATTGAAGTCAAGCACGCCTACCACCCGGTCGCGGAGTGGGCGACAGGCACGCCCTGGGATGGCGAGGACCGCGTGCCGATGCTGCTGCACACCCTAGGTATCAGCCCGGACCTGATGGCTGAGCACGGAGCGTTACTGCATGAGCAGCTGTTGCGATGGTTCATCGCTGGCGGGAAGATGCTCGTCGGCGACCACGGCGTAGCGGCCGAAGGCGTCCTCGTCCTTCAGGGGCCACAAGGGACGGGGAAGACACGTTGGGTGAAGGCGCTGCTCGGACCGAACCCGAACTGGATTGCCGAAGGCGTCATCCTCGACCCGGCGGACAAGGACAGCGTCATCCTAGCTACGTCGACGTTCATCGCAGAGCTAGGCGAGCTGGATGCTACCTACCGCAAGAGCGACATCGCGGCCCTAAAGGCTTTCCTGACGCGCGACAAAGACATCTACCGAAGTCCCTACGCCAAGCGCTCCGAGACCTACCCTCGGCGGACCATCTTTGCGGCTACGGTCAACCCGTCGCAGTTCCTGGCCGATGACACCGGCAACCGTCGCTTCTGGGTCATGCCTGTCGGCCAGTGTCGAAGCCTTGACCCTTCGGCGTATCAGCAGGTCTGGGCGCAGGCCATAGCGCTAGGTAGGCGCGGAGAGCGGCACTGGCTCGACGATGCGTCAAGGCAAGATGCCGAACGCTTGCTTGAGCGGTTCCGGGACATCAGCCCGTGGGAAGACCTGTTCTTCGAGTGCTATCACCCGCCCGGACCGGAGACCGACAGTGTCGAGCGCGCGACGCGCTTCGGGGTCATCCGCGACGCGATGCGACCGGACAAGAGCTGGACCACGGCAGACGTCAAGCAGTTCGGCAAGTGGCTGCGCGGCCGGTACAAGTGCGCGAACCACAACGGGTCAGCCGCGTTCTACGTCCGGCGGAGGGACTGAGGCCATGTGGGCCATGTGGGTCTCGTGTGGGTCACGAATCGGCGGAGACCCACATGACTTGGGGCGCCTGCAAGGCGGGGTTGAGCACCCTATGTGGGTCATGTGGGTCTCTCTCTCTCTAAATATCTAATGTGTGTATATGTATATATATAGGCGGCTTGGCTACTCCACCACACGCCCACATGCACCCACACGACCCACAAGGCCCACATGACCCACATGCCCCACATGCCCACATCAGAGGCGACCGAGCAGGCGAAGGTGGTCGCTTACCTACGCGGACGGGGCTGGCTGTTCACCGCGACGGCTAACGGGGTCGGAGCAGGCCGGATGCAGTGGGTCCAGCTCGCGCGGTCGGGAGTCGCTCCAGGCGTTCCGGATTTGCTGGTCTTTGAGGCGGTCGCGGGCTACCGTGGCGTGGCCATTGAGCTCAAGACAGCCCGGGGCAAGGTCAGCATTGAACAGGCGCGTTGGATTGAAGCCCTTCGCGATCGCGGCTGGTACGCCTTCGTCGCCTACGGAGCAGACGAGGCCATCGCAAAGCTGGAGGCGCTGTGACGACGTGGAAGGGGCCTAGCCCTCGCGCGATGACCTTGGGGCTATGGGGAGAGCACCTTGCTACCGTCGAAGCGCTACAGAGGGCACTACAGGGGCAAGGCGTCGACATCACGCTGGCGGACGTGGTCCGGGACCTCGTGAAGGCGTACGGGCCAAAGTGGTTGGAAGAGATCGAAGGGGAGATACAGGCATGAACAAGGCGATACTGATGGGGCGGCTCGGCCGCGATCCTGAACTGAAGCGGACGCAGGCAGGCGGGGCTGTGGTCTCGGTCTCACTGGCGACCAACGAGCGCGAGAAGCAGGGCGACGCGTGGGTGGACGTGACCGAGTGGCACTACATTGTCGCCTTCGGCCGCACGGCGGAGCTCATGGCCGAGCGCTGCCGGAAGGGCGACCCGGTGCTAGTCGACGGGCGAATGAAGACACGCAAGTGGCAGGGTCAGGACGGGACTGAGCGCCAGCGTACTGAGGTCGTGGCCTCGGACGTCCGGTTCCTTGCCAAGATGCCATCAGAGCGCGGCGAGATGCCAGCGGGCGGCGGCGGCGGGGAGATGCCCTTCTGATGCAAGGCGGGGTCAAGATACTGCGCCGGGAGCGCGAGCAGGAGCGGTCGACCACGTGGCTACGCAACCGCGGGGTCGGGCGTGAGATGCTGCGTCTCATCCAGTCCAAGGGCGCGCCAGTTCGGCGCATCTTCCGTCAGCTGGCCGAGCTTGGCGTGCCGTGCTCGATGACTGAAGGCCTAGTCGGGCACAAGCTGGCCGATTGGGCCAGTGCAAAGCCTCGGCATGAGGCAGCGCTTCAAGCCCTGTGGCAACTGGCCGAGACCTATACCGACGTCGCCAACCGTGTCCCTGGCGCGCTCGAGGGCCTAGGCGAGGTGGTGCTAGAGGCGCAGGCGCTGGGTGTGTACTACGACCCGCCCGCGTGCGCGGACGACCTCATCCGTAAGCGTGCCCGGAAGGGTCGCGAGCGGTTCGTCGAGGCGGAGCAGTACACTGCGCGGCCGGGTCGGACCATCGTCCAAGAACAGCTGATGGCCATCGTCCGGCGCAGCCTGTCTGCCGAGCCGATGCCGCTTAGTCGGACGGTTCAGCAGGTGGTCGACCTCAGGCTTCAAGGCATGAACACGGCCGAGATATCGATGCATGTCACGCACTCGGAGCACTGGGTCGGCGAGGTTTTGAAGCGTCCCGAGGTCGTCGCTGCCATCGCGGCCGTGAAGCCGCTCGACGAGGTTGAGGCGCTGTGCCGGGCTCGGACCAACGCCAAGCGAGCGCAGACGCTGCGGGAGGCCAACGCGGCAGGCAAGGTGCCGAAGTCGGCAGGCCGTCCTAAGTCGGCGAAGCTAGACGATGCGTGGCTAATCGCGCGGCGTGACGAGGGATGGACGCTCCAGCGAATCGCGGTCGCACTCGGGACCACGAAGCAGACCATCGCGTACCGGATGCGGCAGGCCGACGCCGCGCGTGCCAACGACCTCCCCACCCCCTTAGAGCGGCCAGGCGAGCCGGGCGGCTTGCCCCC